TCTGGAGGACTTGAGATATAGTCCTCCATTTTAAAATATAATCAAATGGCTTGGAAAGTAACTACTGCACCTGTTAATGAACCTTGGACTCTTGCCGAGGTTAAAAGCTATTTAAAGATTGATGATTCTAACGAGGATTCAATGTTAAATACTTTAATAAAAGGTGCAAGGATGGTGGCAGAGAGTTATTTAAACCAAGCATTAATTACACAAACAATAACGGAGAAATTTGATAGGTTATCTAATCCTACTCTTTACCTTAGTGTATCTCCAGTTATTGCCGTTACTAATTTCCAGTACGCAGACAGCCAAAATACTACGCAAACCTTTGCAGCGACAGACTATGTCGTTGACACATTTAGTAAACCAGCACGGCTTTCTCTTGCTTACGGGAAAACATGGCCTACACTTTACGGGAATATAAACGATGTTACGATTACTTATACGGCTGGATACGACACAGAAAGTAGCGGTGTGCCATTCCAAATAAGACAAGCTATCTTATTAATGATAGCCGATACCTACGAGAATAGGCAAGATTACGTGAGGAAATTACCTACGGCATCTCAATATTTATTAGACCAATATCGCGTTCAATATTTCTAATGAAGTATAACAAAAATGAAATTATTGGTCGAATGCGTGACAGGATTACTATCCAAAATGTCACACGTTCAAAATCAGACACAGGCTATGCCTCCGAGTCATGGGCAGATTTAACTACCGTTTGGGCGAATGCCGAAAGCAAGTTACCTCCATCCAATGAAACGGTTATAGATGGTAAAAATACTGCTAAAAATATAAGCGACTTTACTATAAGATATACGACAGGCATAGACGAAGAAAGTCGTATTATTTGGAATGAGAAGTTATATCAAATAAGGAATATAAAGGTAAGTCACGATAGAAGATTTATAAGTTTTCAAGGCGAGTTTTACGACTCCTATATACTTACCGGTGTTTCCGTTGCTGCCATTCTTACAGCCAATGCCAGTGTATCATCTAATATTAAAGTGATACACAATGTCCTTGCTGCAATGAATGCAATAGCAACGACAAACGCTGAATTAACAGTTACCCAACAAGGTCAAGTCTTGGTAGCTGCTTCTCTCTCCGCATCTGGCAATCTTTCTGCTGATGCTACAAAAGTGATACCAATTAATAGCGATGTTACGGCAAATGGCACATTAGCTGCTGCGGTGACAAAAGTTATAAATATAGATAGTACACTAAATGCAAATGCTACTTTAGTAAGCGATGCTTTAGTAATTAAAACATTATTAAGTACATTAAATGCAAGTGCTACGACATCGGCTGATGTTGATGTTGTTACACAAGGCTCTGTTAGTGTCGATGCCTCATTAAATGCTTTAGGCACAGTTGCGGCTGAAATTAAACGTACAGTTACATTAGAAAGTAGTTCAAGCACAAGCGCAACGACAGAATTAAACGCTACGCTTACCAAAGTGATTGAGGCATCAATGAGTGCTTCTGCAATTACTGAAAGTACAGCACAGTTAACCATACCAGTTAACGCAGCTGCAAATGCTACGGCTAACACATCAGCAGATGCTACATTATCCTATACAGTAAATGCCGAGTTAAATGCTACGGCACAAACAACGGTTGAGGCACAAATAACAAGGATTATCTCTGCAGAAATGACTGCAACGGCACAGACAACAGTTGAGGCAGGTATCGGAGTTACATTTGTATCTTCATTAATGGCTTCTGGTTCTGTAACAGATGCAAGTCTTTTAAGGACTGCAACATTGGCGGCAAGTGTAACGGGAGCGGCAACGGTCACGAATGCGACGTTGACAAGTGAAGCACCTACGGTATTGGTTGATTACCTTGTAGTTGCTGGTGGTGGAGGTGGGGGTAGTGGTATAGGTGGTGGTGGTGGTGCTGGTGGTATGAAAAACGGACAGACTAATTTATCTAAAGCAACAACATATACAATAACAGTTGGACAAGGAGGAGTTGCTGTTTCTGGTGGTAGTGTTGGAAATAATGGTAATAATTCATCATTAGGTTCATTAATTATTTCAACTGCTGGTGGAGGTGGAGGTGGTTCTTCTGGAGGTAATAATGCTGGAAAAAATGGAGGTTCAGGTGGCGGTACTTGTGGTGGTCAAGGTGCTGCAACTTTTGGCACAGGTAATTCTGGCGAAGGTAATAATGGTGCATTAGGTTCAAATAGTTCTCCAAATTTTGGCGGTGGCGGTGGTGGCGGAGCTGGTGCTGCTGGAGTTGCTGGAACATCAACTGTTGCTGGAAATGGTGGTGTTGGTAGTACATGGTCTATTGATAACATAACATATGCTGGTGGTGGTGGTGCAAGTACATTTAATGGAGGAACTGCTGGAAGTGGAGGTAATGGCGGTGGCGGTAATGGTGTAGTTAACAATAATGGAGGTAGCGCAGTGGCTAACAAAGGTGGTGGCGGTGGAGGAGGTGGATACACAAGCAGTCCATTTAGTGGCGGTGGAGGAGGTAGTGGGATAGTAATTATTGCTTCATTAGTTGACATTGCAAATTCTGCAGATTATGTTGGTGGAACAAGGTCAACAAGTGGGTCATACTTTATATTTACCTTTAATGGCTCTGGTTCAATAAAATTTAGTTAAATGGGAAGTTTTGTTAAATTAAATAATGAAAATTTTGTAATACAAGGAGTATCTCTTATAAATGAGGTATTTACTTTAAATGACATAGAAATTGAGCAAATTGGCATAGATTTTTTAAATAATTTATACAATACAAATGATAGATGGCTAAAAATGTCTTATAATACTCGTGGCGGCATACATTACCAAGCCGACAACAATACACCAAGCCAAGACCAAAGCAAGGCATTTAGAAAAAATGCAGCTGGAATAGGATATTATTACGATAGTATTAGGGATGCTTTTATCCCACCTAAACCTTTTCCTTCTTGGACATTGAACGAACAAAGTTGCCTTTGGCAATCACCAATACCTTATCCAAATGATGGCAAAATGTATAATTGGAATGAGCAAACAGGCAACTGGGAAGAAATAAACCTAACACAATGAAAATAGCCATTTTTACAAACATCAACTCTCCAGCTACCGACTTTTATCGAACGGTTGGCTGCTATGCCTACATGGGGCATGATATAAGATACCTTGCCATTGAAAGTGCGAAGTGGTTTGATTTAATGGATGTTGATGTTGTAGTGGCTAAATCTCCTAATGGCATGGCTTACTTTGAAATGCTAAGGGAGTGTAAGAGGATGGGTAAAAAGATAATTATTGACCATGACGATAATCTACATGAAACAACAAGGACTAACCCGGCACACGTTGGATTAAGCCATGAGGCAATGCGAAAAACGGTGGAGGATTGCTTTGGCTTTGCCAATCATATCATTTATTCTACCCATGCCTTGCAAAAGTATTATATGCCATATCACGAAGGCATTGAAAGCACAGTTATTAATAATGGATGGAATCCAATTATTCAGCCATTTATGCCAGTACCAAAGATAGAAGATAAGATAAGATTTATGTGGCGCGGTTCTATGCATCACTTGGATGACATTGGCAGCATTGCAAGTTATATTAATGAGTTAGCGGAAGATGAGAGCTGCGATGTTGCCATGCTTGGCATACAAGATTTTATTATGGCTCACTTGTTTCCAAAGGTAAAAACCAAGGAATGGAATAGTTCACTCTTTGGCTACTTTGAAACATTAAACAATAGCCAATGTCACTATGGGTTATTTCCGTTACTCAAAAACGATTTTAACTTTGCAAAGAGCAATATATTTGCCATTGAGATGTTAGTCGCTGGCGGAGTTACCATTGCACCAAAGGGAATACCAGAGTACAATATACCAGGTGTGATAAAGTATAACAACTTTGGCGATGTCATGGAGGCAGTAAAAAACAAGGACTTTGACAGAGAGGCGATAGTGAAGGAGGGAAGGGAGTATTTAAACGATGTGCTTAGAGTGGATAAGACAAACAAAAAGAGAGAACTAATTTTAAATAATTTAAACTAATAAACTATGGCGGCTTTTTCAAATTATTTGGAAGACCAAATAACAAACTGGATTGCAGGAACAACTTTTGCAGCTGCTCCTACTGCTACTTTTGTACAGTTGTATTCACAAGATCCAACTGATGCAGGATCGGGAACTGGTGCCTTATATTCAAGATATACTGTTGCATCTGGCACAGGGTCATGGACAAGAGGAACTGGAGGTAACGGTACTATTACAAATGCATCTGCATTTACTATTACATCAAGTGCAACGGCTGCGGCTACTGCGACTTTTGTAGCGGTGTTTTCATCTGCAACAGGAGGAGATTTACTATTCTATGGTGCATTAACTCCAACAGCTGGTAAAGCGATTGCAGTAGGTGATGAGGTTAAGTTTAACGTATCTGCATTAACCTTAACAGTTGCCTAAATATTAGGAGAATACTTAGGTGTTCTCCTAATTAATATTTTACTATGGGATATTTATCAGCTAAACAAATAAATCACCTTAAAGACCTTCAAAAGTCCAACTACGCAGGTAGAAGGAGTTTCCAAGGTATGTCATTAAGAGTGGTAGGTTTAGCAGATGCAGTTATCGAATTTGCTGAACTAATGGAACAATGTACGGTAAAAGAGAGAAGTAGAGTAATTGATTCAGCTACTCCTATCGCATTAGATGTATATAAGTCATTAGTACCAGTAAGTAGTAAGCCTCACCGTATTAGTACCAATCCTTTTAAAAATAAAAAAATGCAAGGATGGGAAGAAGGTGATCGAGCGTCAATGATTGTACAACCAGGTAATTTAAAAAAGTCTATAATTGATTTATCTAAAAATCTTAAATCATATAGATATGCAGTCGGAGCTGTAGGCCCATTGTATAAAAGAGGTACAATGAATAAAGGCATTAATAGCAGCGAAGGAACTAATGGCTTTTATGCGCACATGGTATTTGGAAGT